ATGAACAATATGCAATCGAACATCGAACGGGTCGTAAATCTGATTTCCGTTCCCAAGTGTTTTAATTTCGTTTGGGAGTATCTCAACAAAAACAGCAGGGGTTCTAAAAGCAACCGATTTGTTTTCAGAATCTTCACGTAGCTTTTCAACTTGGTTGTTCCAAGTATTGATGTACTTGACGCTTGCACATTCTGCCTTTATCCTTGCTGATGCGTTGATTCTGAATTGTTTCATCTTAGCTAAAAGTTAAAGAAATTAAACCGCCCAAGTATTTTATCAAGCCTATTTGTAATGTGTGATTTCTGCTTACGTTCCAAGTTACGAGAATTACCAATAAATTTACGCTTTGGCATTTTGTCCTCTCCGTAATTATGACGGCTTGCATAGTCTTTAGTGAGTCTACTAGTTCCTACTTCTATCCTGTCAAATCGTGCTTTACGTACTTTAATATCCCGTCTTAGGTTTCCTGATTTGACGAGTATTGCCCGTGTTCTACGCCCTAAATCCTTTTTCTTTGGGTACTTGTATTCTGGAGTTCCTGCGATTCTACGTCTTACTTGCTTCCAAGGATTTACTCCGCTATCATCAAAGCCCTGTTTCGTAAAATTGTCCTGAAAGACATTAGCTGCGATTTCTCCCAATTCACGAGGGAGTGTTTGCTTTGGCCTAATTAAGGCTGCAAGTTCGTCTTTGACATCAGGATTACCTGGTCCCCTCATCCCATTCCTGTACTGATATTCTGAACTTATCTAGCTCATCTACGACTAAACCCTTATTCTCGTTAGAAATCTCATTTGGACACGAAATTGATACAGGATGAGAAAAGTCTTTACCGTATAGTAATTCAATCCCCATTTGCTTTATCTCCGAAATTACAGAATTCTTAATCATCCATTTACCTTTTCAGATATTGTGTGTAAAACATCCCATTCCTCTTTTGTAAATTCAATGTCAGTTCCGTATTGTTTGCCAAATTCTATAAAATCAACCCCTTCGGATTCCTTTACATATCTGATGTATTTTTCTAACAACAAACGAAAGTCAATATCAGTCATGCGTTACTGGTTTCATTGGGTAATAAGTCTCGACAATATCCTTTGTTTGCAAATGTGACAAGTCAATATCAACACCATCGAATTGATACTTTTGACCTTCGATAAAATGATCGCCAGAAGCTTCTAGGTTCTTCTTTACCCAATCGCTGTATTTTGCGTAGCAACGAACCGACAATGAGATACTTTTCAATGCCATTCCCTGTTTTCTACGTGCAAATATGATAGTAGCCACAGCGTCTACTATCGGGTTATTTGTTGGTGCTATTTGTTTCCAGTCTTTTACCATACAACAAACATACTAATCAAGCTTAAAGCCAATGCCATAAAAGACAAAATTATTGATCCTAAATGAAACAAAAAAACTTGTCTAATATTTGCATCGTCACATGTTATTTCGTAGGCAAGATGAGATTCTATCCAACTTTCTTTTGATGAATCAATGTCTTTATTTATTATTTTCTTCGCTAATATCATTTTGGCAATGGCAACCCCCAATTTTGTTTTGCTAATTTACGGTATTTTGTCGGAATATCGGTAAAATATGGATGTTCTTTTGTAAAAACCTCGCCTGTTTGCCCTGCGTTGTTTCTAAATGTAGGGGCTGGTTGTATTTCAAAATCGTTTATTGTCTTTTTGCTTACGATTCCATCGGGAATAGACTGGAGTAAACACCTACATCTGTAATGATTTAAAGGGGCTGCCTCATTCCAAAATGGGTCTTTTCTGTCCTTTATTATCCCGTTATACTGAACGCAAACAGGACTTGTATTTTCGTCAATAACAGCCAAATATTTGACCAAATCAAAAGGGGACGTTTCAATATCCTTCCACTTGGTAGCGTTTTGCGCCTGACCTATACAAGTCTCATATTCGGCATCTAGCCAGTTTACGTTGTACTTGTCGTAAATCTCTAAGGCTCTTTTCTTGAATTCACGTAGCGGAATTATTTCGTCACCTTCGACTATTAAGTTAGTCGTTTCTAGTACGTAATTAAACGTCTTTGCCCCTGAGAAAATATGAACATTTTCACGTAGATTGTAAAGTAATTCGTGGTCTACACTATCCGATACAGTATCGGCAATATCTTTGCCAAACCCTTTAAATACTCCCTTTGTGAAATAATAGGCAATAGCCTTGTAAAGCTTGTAAGGCAAATTTGCAGGGTCAACCCGACCGTCATAAATGGATCGTATCAAAAGCCCAATCGTGGCTTTATCCCAATTCATACATTTCGTCTAGTTTGTTCTGAACGTTTCTGTCTAGCTTGATTGGTGGCGTTACGACTTCCTTTTTCTTAATTACCATCTTGGTTCTTTCAGAAAGGTACTTTTCATCAACCTCATAGCCAGCATCCGAAAACGTTTTCGCCATTGTAGCTGTGACCAAATTCATTTCGTCTTCTTTCTTCCTTTCTTCCTGAATCTCAGAATCGTTCTGGAATTTAAAAATGTCAGATAGTGGTATATTAAAACCTAGCAATCTAAGTTTAGGCAAAAGAATGTCATTGATAAAAGGCTCTACAAAATTCGCATCAGTAGATTGAATATCTTCTAAGGCTTCCTGAATTTCTTCCATCGAACCAAGCTTTCCAGCGGTTGAATCAATCGCAGCCCCATGACCTACTCGTATCTTACTTACTGCCTACACGCACCTATGCTCACTAGTGTAAGTCGATTTCGTCTGTCGGGTCAATGACAGCAACCGCAGAACTCGCAAGGTTCTTTAATCCCTGCTCTAATTCGTCACGCTCATGGTCTTCTGTTTTCGTTGTTTTCCCAACGATCAAAGGCATTACAAACTTTTCAACAAATTCAGCATTGTAGCTCATGTTGTTACGCATGAATATCTCATACAGGGCGACACGGTACAAAAGACCATAACCGCATGTGCTAATACCGTCATCGCTTGGAGTTGGACACCACAAAGACCAGTCTACGTATTTGTTACCAGCGTCATCCTTTAGTGTTTCATCCGTAAAGTTCAAGCCAGACAACATGTAGAAATAAGATGTCACGTTTAATCGGTCGGGGCTTATGTTTGCCCTCCGAATAATCTTCAATCCTTTCAGCTCATTGTTTTTTACCTCGTTCCAGTTGATTAGCGAATACCCGTAAAATTGGGCGTTTAATATTTGCTTTACGATTTCACGAAACCACTGCTTTTGTATTATCGAAGTAGCCGAATCGTTCGTTACTCCATTTTGGGAGCAAATATGAAACTTGCGCAATAGCGTTAAATTTCTTCTGCGCTCAAGACAAGCGAATATGTGACCGTTCAAAGTTGTGTCGAGATACATTTGTTGCATCTTAACACGGTGCGGATACCATGCCAGTTCAGCCTCACGGATAGCGTCCCGCCATGTAAGGATGTCTTGTTTTATCCTTGCAAGCTGGACTTTTCCAATGTAATTACGCATATCCTTTGCGTTATCCTGTCTTGTTGGGACTGGAGGCGTTGCGGACACTTCATTCGTCGGGAAATAGTAGTTACTAGCTCTTGATATTTGCTTTTGTACCCAATTCATTAGTTGTATTTTATCAATTTACAAACACCTATTGAATGCAATAAATACAATATAAAACACCCAATTTTATATTTCAAAAGCGGATTTTCTTTGATGGAATACTTTTGGTTGGTTGTTTTTATTTTCAATATATACATATTAGTAAATATTTACGTTCTTAGGGTTTACTGTTATTCTGGTTCTGTGACCAACCAAATTAGCCAACTCTTTTAATGGTGGCGTAAATGTTCCTTGCCCTGCCCCTGTAAGCCATTTGATAGAATCATCGTAAGATTGACCAATCCATTCAGGAACATTACTTGAGGCCGTGTGTTTGTATAGCTTGTAAAGGGTAAGCATTACAACGCATTCGACTAGTTTTTGACAACGAATATCACCAGTTGACCATTTGGAAGTATCGGTAATGGCATTTATTGCAATCGTGTATTCGCCCAAATCAGTCCAAAAGTTCAATCCATTATCTTCGTCATCAGGTGCAATGCCTTTTGATTCGTTCTTTGAAGTGTAAGTATGGTCTTTGTACCAAGTAGTTACATTTGTTTTGTAGCTCTTTTGCCAATCCCATTCTGCAAAGGGCAACTTACCATAAAAGAAAGTGTATTGCTTTCCTAGTTTCGCCCAGTTGACAGGGACGGTTACAGGGTTTGAGTCTGCCCCTGTGGTGTTTAAATAAATGAAACCATCGCTTCCAAGTGCCAATGTTTGGTTTGCTACCTTAGCACCTGATGCGTACAAATTAGCATCAAGATAAACTTTTGAAAGTGCTTTGTAGGTTAAAGTAGGGTCGTAAACGTCAAGGCTAGAAAACTCCCTAACCGTGTCGTATTTTTGAACCAAATAACTAATAGCTTCCTCTTCGCTTGTCGGTTCTAAATCAACTCTTGTATAGTCGTTTTCGTCCGTAACCTCATCAAGTTGTTTGAGGTCAATAAAGCGTTGGTAGTCTTTTAGACGTAGGTATGCCATGTATGCAATTACGTTACAATAGTTATATTTTAAGAACTTTTACCGTAAATATTAAATAGATTGCTGGAGTTGGTAAACCGTTTTTCAATCCATTCAATATTTGTAGCAATCCAATCCATGCAATTTTTGTTTTTATACCCAACAAATCCGTAATTATTAGGATTTGAAACAAAAGCGTTAGCAACCAATCTTCCTACATGGAAAATTTTGCTTGTGTTGTTTTTATACAGTTGCACGAAACCTGTCTTGTCTGGAATTAGAATTTTCTCTCTAATAAATGCGTTAGGCACGTTTGGTTTTTGCCTTCTTAATGTTTTTACATTTCCCATATCAGAAACCATGTAGTAACCTTCGTATCCTTCTATATCTTTGAATTTTTCAGCCATGATTTTTTTTTAATAGCTTCCCTGCGTTGTACGTTTTGACGTTCGGATGTTTGTTTCTCTACCGCCCTTTTTATACTTGTCATACTCAGTTGCGAACGCAACCGTAATAAAATATCTCTTGGAATCACTGCAATGCCCAAATTCTTCATACGATACACCTGTCATTGAGTTTGTTTTTTTGGACTTTTTTAAGCTTCCGTCTGAATCTTCGAGGGCGTAAGAGTAGTCAAATATGGATTTTTTACAGTTTTCACCTATTTGTATTGATATGTTTTCGTACTCGACTGCATAGACTTGATTTATGAAATTCCCGCTCTGAACAACCGAAGGATTGACCGACTGCATTCTTAACGTTGGCTTATAATCTCGAAGATACATTGAAACATCAGTAAAGAAGTTTTCCCCTTTCTCTTTTTTCGTATCTTCTTTCATCGAAGTTCTGTCACCGTACACAAAAAGACCTTTTACCATTTCGGATGGGTATCGCTTAATAAATTCAGCGCAAACATGCTTTACCCTGTTTCGAGGGTCTTCCAAACAAATTTCATCAAACTGTTTAGCTGTTTTTTTGCCATCTTTTGATATGTGTATTTGCCACAAAAGGCATGTAAGATAAGGATTTACGTTTTCATCCCATGACATGTGTATTGCCAATTCAGGATTAAACAACTCTAATTTCCCATCAATGTACTTGTTTGATCGAACGTGAGTATTTGCGCTAAAGTCCTTCCAGAACTCGCCACCTGTACGTAATTTGCCCCAATTACCTAATCCGTAAATCTGGTAATAGTTAAAATCGGTTATTTTGTCCTTCTCGAAATCATCTATCGTGTGTTGGTCAACAAAGCCGCCTATCTGTTTTCCGTCCTTCCATTTCCCAACGATATAATAATTGTTCAGATACGTGACCTTATACACTACGAAATTGCCTTTATCGTTAATGTAGTGTTCGGTTATGTTTGTAGTGATTTCTTGTGGAATAAGGGTTTCGGTATCAAAAACCTTTGTCTTTATCCAGTGCGATTCGTCAATAGGGTTGAATAGTCCGATTATTTGCTGGTTTTTACGACCCCTGAGACGTTTTCTTATCTGCTTTAGGTCTGTTTCTTCAAACTGGCTCATTTCTTCCAAAACAACCCTTTTGAAGTTTGCTAGTCCTTTTATCTTCTCACTGTCATCTAGCCCACGAAAGCGAATGTAAGAGCCTGTTATAAGGCATTCTATGTAATTGATTTGGCACTTGAAAAATTGAGATAATCCCCAATCTTCGATAATCTTTACATAATCGGAATAAATGGAGTCTTTTATGTCAACCCCGAACTTCCTAAGAACCATCACATTCTCCTCCCTGTTTTCTAAAAGAGCCGTAATGTCAGACTGAACATAGGTAAATGTTTTCGAAGCTGACGACCCACCATATAAAAAAATGTACCTAATATCAGGGTTGGCTAAATCTTTTTTGATATGCCAATAAATGTCATTAAATAATTCTGGGTTGAAATCAATCTTGATCTGATTTACCATAACCCACTTTTATCATGTTTACTTGTCCTGAAAGTTCGGTTTCAGTTCTTTCAATATACCCACGTTTTTTACCTTTTGTCTTTAGATAAAAAATTGTTGCAGTGTCAGAACCATTTTTGATTGACTCAAATAGTTTAGACTCTGCAAAATCAATGGCCTTTTCTGCAATATCGTCAACCTCCGATTTAAAATCAGCATCCTCTTGGCAATATTGGTAAAACGTCTTTCGAGTTGTATTTGCTTTTTTACAGGCATGGGAAACTATGCCAAGACTTTTGTCCAAGCATTCTAGCAATGTCTTTTTTAAAGTGTCACTTTTGGCACTTCTAACCTCTTCTAACTTGGTCATAATCAGAATTTAATTAAAAAGGAACGCCACTAACTTTTCTATCTTTTGCTGGTTTCAATCCTTTTTTCTTTGGACTTATCCCTGATTTTTTGTACTCTGATTTTTTCGATGCAATTGCTTGCTTTCTACTCATTCCTGATGCGTAAGCTCCCATCTTCTTATTTTTTAATAGCCTCCCAAAGTTTTTTACCTCTTACCGTTTTATCTATTGTTTTATAGACTTCTACGATGTTTTGGTGGTAAAGATAATAAAAATCATACAATTCAGTATTTTCTTCTATTGAAAATTCTTCTATACATCCAGAACTGATAAGGTTGGCACTTCCTTTAATAACTACTTTTGATCCATTTTCTGTTTCAATTAGGCAAACTTTAGTATGGGAGTCGGCTACTGCTAATTGAAAACGGTCTTCTATATCTAAATGGTCATAAGTGTACTGGACTATTGTATGTCGTTTGTGTGAAAAGTGAAATCCTGAAACAATTAAATCTAAGTTTTCGATATACCCAGTTTCCATTAATTCAAGTAAACTATCTACACTTTCGTAACCCATTGATAAAGTCGAAATTGTCATTTTCTTTGCTATTATGCCATTTTCGACAAGAAAGCACTCTATAAAGTCTCCAAAAATAAACGAGCCGTTTACGATTACGTGAGCGCACATGTCTTTTGTTGGCTTTAAATCTTGCGCTAGTTTTTTTGCGTTGTCGTACTTTAGTAGATGTGTTGCTCTTTCTTTTGATCTTGGTGGTTTAATGTACCTTGTTCCAAATACATCTTCGATTTCTAAATCGAAATCTGAAAATCCATCAAAGTCGCTGTCTATTTGAAAACCTTCCATACTTAAATATACTAAAAATCAGAGACTTATACTAATTCCCATTTGACAAATTTACGCTTTATTTTATTATTTAAGGCTAAACTGTTTGGTCTTACTTTTAGCCTAACTTTTCAATTTAAAAACTACCTGTAATCTTCGGTATCTTGTCATTGCGGTATCACTCGCTCGAAGACCTATCTTACAAGGTAGTTTTAGGCATCACAATAGGACTTGAACCTATGACCCATACCGCATGGATATTGCTAGTATGCTGCTCTAACCAACTGAGCTATGTGACGCTTTTCTTGACATTCAGTATCAACACTAAAGGATTACTCTACTACTAGCCTTAACCTTTCTTAACACTCAACTGTGAAGTGCTGATACCTCACATCAAAACTTTCAATTTAATTACCAACAAGACGCTTACCTTTCCGCACCTTGTAACTTTTACGCTACTTTCTGCTGACCATTAACACGGATTTCAAGTCATTCAACGGAAACTTGCTTGCCAAAATATCCCCCAATATTTAATCGTCTATACTTAAAAGAAGCGAGCATTAGGGTTTAAATAAGTTTCAAGTCTATTTTACTTCGGTGGCGATCAACCCATGACGAAGGTCTTGTTGGCAAAACTTTCAATTACTTGGCTATGCTTCTTTACTTTGTAGTAACACATCTACACCGAAGGGCTTTCCAATTCTCATACACATAGCCAAATGTTATTGCGATACTAGAGGCTCTTGGTGGTCACAGCGGTAAGCCAGAACCAAGCTAACATTACAATGCCGTATAGGCTTTTTCCACACGAGATTTCTCTCAGACCTTTTCCGCATAGTATCGCAAAATCTTAAATATTTCAAAAGAACGAT